AGGAGTTTGAATGACGTTTAAACCTATGAGTACATCAGCAGTCGAAAATTCTGGTGTTCAGAAGACTTTGTTATATGGACATCATGGTTGGGGAAAGACTACCCAAGCAATCAATATGAAAAAACATTATGGTAAAGGTTTTATCATAAGTGGAGAGAGTGGTTTGCGTTCAGTAATGAATGCAGACATTGACTATTTACCATTCACATCGTGGGATGGTGAGAATAATCCATCAAAAAATATCTATTCATTCAGAGGTATCTGTAAACTTATGGACACAGAAGACTTTAGGAATGCAGGATACAAATGGATTATGTTGGATAGTTTAACAGAATTATCTGACAGACTTATACAACATTTAGAAGTTGAGTACCGAGATAGCAGAAATAAACTTGCTATGTGGGGAGACAATCAACGTCTGATGTTGGGTAGTGTTAAGTGGATAAGAGACTTACCTTACAATGTTGTTGTTACAGCATTAGCAAAAGAAGAAACAAACGACAATGGTGAAACAGATTATTGGGCGATGATTAAAGGAGCATCAATACAGAAACAACTACCTGCAATATTTGACAATGTATTGTGTGGTGTGCGTGTAACTGATGGTGATCGTACAAATCCTCAGATCGAAAGGTTTCTTGTTTGTGATGAAGTAAGAGGATGGAAAGGTAAAGTCCGAGATCCAAACAGGAAGATAGAAGCAGTGATGCGTACTGCAGATATCACTGATATTTTTAAACTAATGACAAAACCAAATAAAAAGGAGGCTGCATAATGTCATTTTCATTTAGAGAACTATCGTTAGATGGTGTCGATGCACAGAAGGAATCTTCTGGTGGATCAATTTTAAAAGCTGGAGATTATAATTGTAAAATTAATTCTGCTGAAGTTAAGGATACACGTACAGGTGGTAAACAAGTTGTTATTGATTTGAAAGACGAAGGTACTGGATCATCAATAAAAGATTTTATCAACGTACATGTACCTGCAGGAGACAATTTGAGTGTTGAAGAAAAGAATAATAAAACCAATGCTCAGAAGTGGGGTAGAGAAAAACTCAAGGCTCTGTTGACACATGGCGGTCACCCGTCCCCTGATAAGCCAGGGGATATTTCCTCCTTAGTCGGTCTTAGGGTAGGCGTTCATGTCGAGAAAGATGAGTACACAGACACAACGGGAATGAAAAGGGAGGGTAGCCGAGTCAAAAGATTTGGTGCTTATTATCCTGTAGTTGCTGGAACTGTTGTTGAAACCTCCTCAACAACATCAACGGATGAGATCCCGTTTTAATGTCTAAGACTACTCCATCACTTACCCCTCAACAGGTATCTGTTTTGAGGGGTAAGATTTCAGAAAAACTTAGTAAGAATTTAACAATGGCACAGGAAGTATTAAATGGAACAAGAGAGTGGAATCCTACACAGGCTAGAGTTTTCACAGCATTATTAAATAAAGTAGTTCCAGATGTATCACTAAGCTTTGCACAGGTAGACGTTCAAACAAAAGATATGAATAATCTTTCTCGTAAAGAATTAGAAGAGATAGCATCAGGAATATATGAGGTAGCAAAAGATGACGAAGACGACAAACAGGGAAAGGGATCACCGATCACTGTTAATATCAGCAAAGAAGAAAGCTAAAACTATTAATCGAAACTCTCGAATGGCTAATCATGAGAGGGGATACAAAGCTCGTTTAATAACAGTGGAGCAAGAAGACATGCTTTATGCTGGAAGAAGGTACAAAGATTACAAATGAATATAGATGATTATTTAACAACAACAAAACTATCAGTTGAAGAATTAATTGATAAAGCTTTTGAAGATTCAGAGAGAGAAAAACCTAGAAGATATATAGGTGCATCAGGTGTTGGTAATTCATGTAACGCTTATCTATCATATTGCCTAAGAGGTTTCCCTGAATCAGAAGTTAAACCAAAAATTAAAAGAATTTTTAGAGATGGTCACAGAATAGAAGATGAAGTTGTAAAAGATTTAAAACTTGCTGGCTTTGAAGTTAGTGAGATTGATGAAGAGACAGGTAAACAACATCGTTACAGCATGTTTGGTAATCATGTCATGGGTAATGGTGATGGTGTAATAATTATAGATGAAGAAAAACACATACTAGAAATTAAAAGTATGAACGATGCAAGATGGAAGAGATGCAAGAAGGTTGGGGTAAAAGTATCTGACTATAAATACTTTGCACAAATGCAATTACTAATGGGTTTAAGTGGCATGCATAAAGCATGCCTAGTTTCATATAATAAAAACTCTAGTGAGTATCTTTCAGAGATAGTTAGCTATGATGAGTTTGAATATGCCGATTTACTAAGGAGAATAAACGTAGTGTTAGAAGGTAAAGGAAGGAAAATATCTTCTGATCCTGCTTATTTTGCTTGTAAAATGTGCTTTAAAAAAAGCACATGTTGGGAAGGAATCAATCCTTCTCCAGCTTGTTACAACTGTCAGCATGCAAAGCCAGTCGATACGGGAGACAAAGCTTGGCACTGCACATTCCATGATAGTGAGGCTGTAAAACTCTGTGACGAATACACTTTATACCAACCTTTAAAATCAGGAGGATCTTATGAGTAGTTCATGGGGTCCTCTTGGCGTTCCTCCACAATCTTTCTTACGATACTGCACTTTGGTTGATGTGAAAAGATTAAGAGAGTTGGCTGATAAAGCAAGAAAAACTAACAAGATTATTAATAATGAAGAGAGAGCAAGCAAGATTGAGGAAATACAAAATCAATATGAGAATTTAGTAAAACAATACGAAGGAGAAAAATGACCATAGAAAAAATAAAAACTTTACGCTTACAACGTAATGGTTTGGAAAGAGAAATAGACCTAAAGAATGTTGAACATAGAAGTATAGGTGAGAGATTAGATGTTCTGAAGAAGCATGATGACATGTTTAATAAAGATACAACAGATCAAATGAATAAAGCTACAGATAAGAGAAGACATTTAGAAAAAGAAATAGTTGAACTTAAAAAGAAAGTTGCTGATCTTGATACAGAGGCAGAAACATTTGTTTTAAAATTACAATACGGAGAAGTATTATGAAGGTTAAGGTAAAGAAAGAAGATGTATTAGATAAAGCTAAAGAGATTATACAAGGCGATCGTAACCTTAGATATGGTGATCCAAAAATAAATTTTCAAAGAATTATTAAAGGTTGGGAGTTAATCTTAGGTCATGAGATTACACCTGATCAATATGGAATGATGATGGTATGGATGAAAATGGCTAGATTGCAAGAGGATCCACGTCACATAGACTCTTGGATAGATATTGCTGGCTATGCTGCATGTACTGCGGAGGTGATGAATGTCGATTCATGATGGTTATACAAAGAAACAACTTAATGAAATGGAAAGCAACAAGTGGACTCAACAAAAGATAGAAGATGCTGAATGGAAAATTATGGATGATAAAGCAAAGCTACGTTATCTTGATAGAGTTATAGCTGAAGAAGAGAAAGAAGAGATACGAAAAAAAATACGTAAAGATATTCAAAAAGATATACGTAAAGAGATTAAACAAGGTGAAAAAAATTCAGATGTTTTTATTCCACCTGATTCTAATTCCAGCTAGTACCTTTCCATCCAGCTTGCCAGCCTGATGCACCCCAATTATTTACTTTAGTATCTTTAGGTGTGCCTGCTAATACATCAGTACCACCTTCTCTAAACTTCCTATTACCACCAAATAAAGGTACACGAGATAACAGTTGTCTTGTAAGTGTACGTCTTGCAGAGTTACCAACAGGTTGATTACTACCTGCAGCTTCTATCCCTTCTTGACCAGCAGCCAATGTATTGAAACCAAAGTTTGCTACTGTGTCGAATGATGGTCCAAGAATATAAGATAATGTACGAGACATACCAAATGCTCCGTTGTCTGCTTGTGCAGATGAATTGTAAAGTAACTCAGCTACCATACCTAATCCACCAAGTTGCATTAAACCTTCAACATACCATCCTAAGAAACTATCTACTGTGCCATGTTGAGTAGGATCATATCCTATAGACAAAGCAATCTTCATCATGTCAGGATTTTTATCTGCAAATTGATTTATATCTCTTTGCCATCCTTCTAATACTTCACTTCTTTCATTACCAAATTGTTCTAGTACATCTTTAGAAAACTTTCTGTCTCTAAATTGACTAGACTTTTGATCATCTCCACCTCTGAATTGTGCTAAGTCTTTTACAGCTAATGATCCAACACCACCTATACCTGCACCGAAAGTAGCCATGTATAATAATGGTGATACATTACCTTGTCTTGCTTCACTTAGTACCTTTCTACTTAATCTACCCATCATGAGTGGGAATGATTTAAGTTGGAACATCAATGCACCGATAGGTGTTTGTGTCCATAGTGGTAAATCATTAGGGTTAGGTGCAAAGATTGTTTCATTACCAAACTTAACCATCGCTGCTCGTAATCTATCAGCATCAGGAGAAGACATTACTTCGCCTAATTCTGTCATTGCTTTAAATTTACCTTTAGCATCAGGTTTAGAATAATCTTCTAAGCCAAACTCTTTTAGAATACGTGCTGCTCGTCTGTACTTATTCGTTTGTGTACCATTGCTTCTATATAAATCAGCAGCTATTCTATTCATGGTACGGAATGTTTCAAAGCCTACTGCTCCTGCCATCTTACGTTGCATGCCTGTCCATTGTGATAATCCGATAACATGAAAGAAGTTGTTTGTTGCACGTCCACCTGAGTAACCATACATACCAGCCATCTTATCATGTATAACATTCTCTAGGTTTAATCCTGTACGTTCTAACATCTCTCTATAGTGTTTATCTGTAGAGTATTTCTTCCAAGCTTTAACAAAGCTCCCCATGTTACCACCTCTAATAAGTGGTAAGAATGTATCTGGAATAGATGTTAAGGTTGTAAAACCTAACATCGTCACTGCATTAATATTACGTAATACTTTAGATGCTGTTGTTAAACTTTCATGGAATGCTCCGCCTTCCATTGGCTTACGTTGTAACACTCTAAAGTAATTCATTAAGAATTTTTGTTCCTTGAGAGATATACCATTACCATCTGCACCAAAGTCTCTTAAGCCATTGATGATTGCTTCTGTACGTACATGCCAATTCTCACCAGCTAGTGGTTTTAATCGTAGTAACATAGCTTTTGCTTTCATGTAGTCACCAGCTTCTGCCATTGCTACTATGTCGTTTGCAAACTTTCTTGCTTGTGCAGGCTTATCTTTAAATGGTGCAAACAATTTAGGTATTGTTGTTGTTTGTGTATCCATGCCACCATCGTTAGTAGGATAACGTAAAGATATTTTTACCTGTTTATCTGACATCAGCATGTCAGCAACACCAGCTACACCTTCTGTACCTACACGCATGTAGTCATCAAAGCCAAAGTTATTGTAACCAAATTGTTGTGAGAATAAACCACGTCTTGTTGATCCATCTACATACTTAGATAATATACTATCTAAATCATTGATTAAGAAATCTTCTAAGCCTTCTAATTCTTTACCATTTAGTTTTAACATACGTTGGAAATCTATGTTGTCAGAGTGTGGTGATTTCTTTTCTGCAAACTGTGGTAGATATGTACCATCTTCATCAATAATTCTATTGGCAATGTCTTTTGCTTTCTCCATTGCAATAGGTTTAGTTAGTGTACGTTTGTCTTCTCTTGCTTCACGTAGTAAATAGGATGATATCTTATCTGTAAAGCCATCCATGTTACGTCTAACAGCTTCTGCATCATAGACACGAGGTACATAGTTTTTAATCTTACCCATTTCTACACCACTATCGACAAGAAACTCATACTCTTCTTGGAATAGTTTACGTATAGATTGTGCAACATTCATCTCTTGTGGAGATAATGCTTTAACTTGTGGTAAAGATGTATCTAACTCATATCGTAATGCACGTAGTATCTTTGTATGTGATTTAGGTTGTGGAGTTTTACCAAAAATCTTAAAGTTGTTTGCATAGTTTCTTGCCCAACCATAAGCATCAGGTAACTTGTTAAGTAATTGTCTAATAGGAATGTATTTATCTGCAGCTAAAGAGTTGTGTCTTTCATAGATACCAGTGTTATCAAGAGGTGATACCCAATCAGCTAACCAGTTAGCATTAGAGAAGTCTCTTGCACGTCTTGAGTTGTTACGTATCTGTACACCAAAAGAAAATTTCTTTGCAGTCTTTAATGATTTTTCATCAACAACATTATTGTTAATCTTTTTAAATAATCCTGCAACAGAAGGGGAGATACCCATATCTTCTAGTTGTGGTACTATTGCATCAGCTTTACGTGTAGCAAATACTGCTGCTGGATCACTACCATGTTGTAGTATTGCACCATTGATACTGCCTTTACCAACTTGTGTATCGTATAATCTATCACTAGCTATATCAAACTCAGGAGAGTTAACGTGTTTAACGTGACCATCTTTTAATAACGCTATAGCAACACCACCTGATGCTTTACCAGTATTCTTATGTTGTCCACCTGTATAGTGTCTTATAGAATCATATCCTAATTCTACTAAGATAGAATTTAATCTAGCTTTACCTTGTGCGTAAGCTGTGAAGTCATCATAGTTTGCATCAATGTTATCATCTAATATCATTGCTATACGATGATATAATTCATCGCCATCTATCTCTTCAGTAGGATCATTAAATACTCTTGCTATCTCTGCATCTGATGTAAGATTTTTAGATACAGCATTGTCAAGTATCATACCAATCTCTGGATCAGAGTCTAATCTATACTTTTCATTAACGTTGAATGAATTATCTGCACGTATAAACATTGGTGTAACGCTTGGCTCAACTACAATGTTGTGTACTTTTTTTAATTCTTCACCTTGATTATTAGTAAACATAATTAATGATCTCATGTATTCTTTTCTTCTTGCGATCTCTTCGTCTATATTAATTAACTCTATAACGTCTGGGTCATCATCTATTTTTATTTTCTCTGTATTTTTACCAGTTTGTCTTGACTCTAATTTTCTAATTGCCGCATCTTCTTCATCTATTGTTTGTCTATTCATGAAGTATCCATCAATTAATTCTTTAGCTTCTTCTGTCTTTGCTTGTTTTTTAAACATATCAAAAGACTTAGCTGTTAATGATGAAGGTGCTGCATAGTATCCTGCAACCATTGGGTTACCTGTTACATAGAATGCTGGTCCATAAACACCAACACCTGACTGCTGTATTGTTACAGAAGGATTTGTTTTTTTACTAAATGCATTACCATCCATACTACCATGATAGAAGACGACAGGATTGTTACGAGTATACTCGTTGATGTTAGCCATTCTTACTGGATTATTATTTGCTTTCTCTATAGCTTCTGATGCTAATCTCTTTGCAGCAAAAGAAGGTACAGATGTATTTAATCCATATACTTCTGATACTGGTAAGTGTTTATATTGGCTTTGGAACACATCACCATAGACAGCTAGAGAAGGGAATGCTTGTTTAGCTTTCTTATTTCTACTTAAGTCATTAATAAAGTAAGCTGCTGCCTCTGTTAATTCACCTGTAAGTTTTTTAACTCTATCAATATCAGGAGTTAACTCAGGATTATCAAAGATAAATAATTCATCTAAAGATTTTTTACCTGCTAATACATCTGTAAAAGATTCTATAAACCAATCTTCTGCTGATATATCTAAATCAACTGGAGGTAATTCATTTCTATTGACATATGTATATGGGAATATTTTTCTTATAGATTCTCTTTCAAAGTCATTAACATAGTTAGTAGAGAAGATTAAATCTAATACACCTTTAGTTACTTTCTCTGGATCACCATTATCTTT